GTCGCCTTGTGGCTAAAAAAACGACCACCTTTACGGCTATTGCATGATTTACACAGGCTTTGCAAGTTATCTAATGCCCACATATCACCACCCTTAACACGAGGATAGATGTGATCCACTGTATCTGCATTACCACCACAGTAGGTGCACACCCAACCATCTCTATCTAACACAGTGATACGTATCTTCTTCCACTTACCACTACCCATAGCTTTACTACTCAATGCCAACCCTTACGTTTGAAGTGATCTAATGCTTTACACATAGAACCATAGCGTACTAAGTTATATTTAATTCCCCACTCCGTTTGACGAAATCCGTCTACTCTAGCCAAGTACTTAGATCTACCTTGTGGAATACCATAATGTGAGCCATTGCGAGCGCTGGGATTCCAACGTGATTCATGATAGTAAAGCTCATCTAAGCAATAGAACTCATCTACATTATTTAACTGAATATAAGCCCATTGACGATAATGATTAGTCTTATGAATAACTTGGGATTCAGCTTTTTCAAGGGCAAACATTTGTGATACAAATAGAGCGAGCCCAACTAGCGTGCACCTTGCGAGCAATCCGCGGTGCGGCTCGCCTTTTCGCCTTGATGGCGAATGCGATCTAGAGCGTATCATATGACTCCAAATCAATTAACAAAACCGCAGGTCAGACGGCATGTCGTGATCCGTAAATCATCGGTGTCAATCCAAGTTTCATCGTAACCAGCATCCATTATCGCACCTTACCCAATCCACTTTTAGCCAACGCAGTACGGCCTTGTAATCCCATAGCAGCTAAAACAACTGGCATAAAGATTTGATTAGTTTTACCAGCGGGAAGCACAAATTTGACATTAGGCTTAGGCATTAAAAGAGTTAAATCTGGCCTGTTCCACATTTCATAAAACCATAGAGATTTAGCCATAGGCACAATGCAGATTCCGTTGCCATGAGCTGCAAACTTTTCATGCCATACCTTGCCTTCGCTAAATGGCGGATTCATCCAAACAAATCCATCCCAATCTTGGCTTAATGCATCATCTTTCAATGAATAATGGCGTTTTGCAGGTATCCAATCGACACCACCTTCAGGCGCACAGACATCTAAATCAAATTCCACATTTAAGGCATCAAATATGAACTTTGGTGTGTATTGCTCGTCAGATTCTCTCATTTAGATTTACCAGCCCATCCATCACCCTTAAATTGAATTCCCGGAGCTGTAAATATCCTTGCCATAGCAATCTTGCATCTAGGACAATTCATACCCCCATCATCCTCTTTGTAAGTTCTATGAACAGATCCATAAGTACCGCATTCTTTGCAGCTATATTCGTATGTTGGCATTATTTAGCTCCAATCAAACCGCATGTGTGGCACGGCTTTGTTTGCCATCTCCAACCACCACATTTATCGCATCTACAAATCTCTGAGTCAGGAATATGTAATGCTTCAACCACATTCTTAACCCCAACCGCACCGCAATCCATGCACTGATAAAGCTTAAATCCATCTGGCATATCTGTAGCATCAAGCCATAAGAATTCAGTGTTACGTTTACACCCGTTGCACTTGAATCTTGTGTAATCGGTCATTTGTGATCCAGTATCTCCTGGCATTTGTAGCAGAATCCTGATTTTAGAACTCTGCCATCACCACAAGCTACACATTTAACAGTTGCTTTACTCAGGTGTGGATGACCATCATCATCAAACTCTACTGTCATTCCATTACCATCGATAAATGCTATGTAGCCCATAGTTACTCCTTGTCCTCAGGGAAGTACCAGCCACCTGCAGCTGTGACCTTAGCCCAGCGTGCATGCTCTTTTACGCCTTCTTTACACACATATCCGTAATAAGGTTTATTAGTTGTTTTAGTTAATCCTGTTTTGAGGATATGTCCATGCTCGCATTCTGGCGGTGGGTTAGGTTCTCCGCTACTAGCGACATCAACGACATCACCAACACTCCACGATACAGGCGTAGGATCTTTGGTTTGGGTTTCATCCGCCTTGAAAGCCTGACGTAACGCAGATTCAACAGCAGCAGACCTAGAGCCTGGCCTACCATAAATGACTTTTTCTTTTTCATTTACCGAAGCCATTTCTTCTCGGCTTGGTCGCTTACCTTTAGCTGAGAAACCTGCGTTTGCAAGCGCCCTACCAATCGCACTTGTTTCCGCATTAGGTAAAGCGAAATTTGCGTTAACGCCCCTATCACTAATAGTCTCCATCGCAAGCCCCGAAGCACACGCCTTGAGATCGGCTTCTGTTTTAAAGATTCTAGCGATAACAATGAATCTGTTTGCGCTAGCTTCAAGTAACTCTGTTTCGATTCTTCCATCATTGTACATCCCCCAGAATTTATGTAGACGTTCATCTACTGTTTCATATTGACTTAGATCAAAGGCCATTACTCCTGCCAATCTAGAGCGCTATCGGTCATCGCATCCTGACATGTTTTGGATATTGCAATATAACCCAACGCATCTGCGTAGTTGTCTTGATACTGTGGAGATTCCACGCTTCTACTGATTTTGACCATCGCCATACACATAGCGACTTGGTTAGCTGTAATTGGATAGCCAAGGTAGGCACTCCACAGCTCTGCAATCCTTTTATGCTGCGGATACGGATGGCCGTACTTTGCACCTCTTTGGTGGATGGTCTCTGTAACGTGCTCAAACAGTTGCTCACTTGTAGTCGTCATAATTAAACACCTGCTCAGTTTTGGTTTGCATCATTCGGCGATGCATATCCCAACCATCTTTACGACCACGCCAGTAGTGAGTTTGCTTGCGATTCTCAACCATGCCCATAAATGCGATGGTAGCGAAAAACAATAAAATACTGACATATACGAAGTTTTCGAATGTCATATAGCCCTCTATTCTATGCACGCTTTGTGCACAGGAATAGTGTCCATGATGTGTATGACTTTGTGGAGCATTTAAGGCTTATTTTTGATAACGATTTGATAACGTTATTTGTAAAGTTTACCCTCAAATATAAAGCTGCCATCGTGATTAATAGGCACAGTAATTACCTGGACTTTACGCTCATGTACGTAGGCCACGGCAAAGCCTTGCTGCCAGTTTGCATAACCCCTGGTGTATGCCATGCCTGAACTACTTAAATCTACCAAATTGCCGACCTCAACACCCCACACAGTACGCCCTAATTGGCCTCTAGAAGCCTCTGTAAAGGCCGAAATACCTAATCTGTGTGTGTGCCCACATACCACGCTCTTTCCGTGTCTCCTAGCCCCGTTTAAGGCCGTTTGGCCAGGTACTTGGCTAATAGGGAAAGTGTCTCCATGAACGGCTGTCCAGCCTGTTGCCCAATCGATCCCAAAGGGGCTGAATTTGATGCCAAGTTTGTCATATCCCATAAAACGCTCATACTGCATTTCGGGTAAGTTAAGGAATGATGGGAGTCTGCGCTTAATTGATTTGTAAAGTCTAATTCCATGATTACTTCCTAGTACGTCTGTTACTCCCAAATAGGTTAATACTTCTTGAGTTTGCTTTCTATCCTCATTTATGTTGCCTACCATCTCATCAATTGTGCCAGCGTTAAAACCGCCTAGTTGTGGTAGGTCTATTTCATCGCCAATACAAATAGTGCGATGGGGTCTCCATTTTGCCAAAAAACGGCCGACGGATTTTACGGACTTCTCATCAAAAAATGGTACTTGCAGGTCAGACACAAACGCTATGCGCTTAATCTTCGTCCTCTTCTGGAGTAGGAATCATTGGGATAATACCTTTGTCGCCTACGATCCAATCAGGCATTGACTCAGGGTTATCCATTAGGTACAAAGCAACAGATTCAGAAAATCCAGCCTTGCGAGCAGCTTGAAACATCGTATGTTTGGCAATATAAAACACTTCTAATTTAGTTAATGGCTCAGGTGTTTTACGCACCCTGCGCCGATTAATCTTTCTACGTTTTCGAGTAGTTGCCATAAATAAAATTATCGCTTACTTAAAATGGCAAACAGATCATCGACACGCTGTTCAAGTCTGTTTAATTGATCCTTCATAGAGCTACCGCCATTAGGTTTTAACTCGCTTAAAAAACTTTTAATAACCCAACGTAGAGCCACTAATAAAGCTCCTGCGATAGAGCATACGCCAACGCCAAAGGCGACCCATTCGTTCGGACTCATTTCGCATTGATTCCGTAATCAGCCTCATACCCAGAATTAGGATCGAGAGCTTTAACTAATGGTCCAACTGCTGCGCCTAATAAAGCGCTGTAAGCAGGGTGAATATCAGCGACAATAGCCAATGCACATGCCACACCGCTAGCTGCAACAGCTCTTAAATATGACTTAATTGCTGCCTTGTGTTTGTTTGATAACTTCATATTTTTCCCCCTAGTAGTGGTATATCAAATGGTTTGCCGTCTTTGTCGCCTAGTTTTGTAAAGCTAATATGGATATGTTTTTTATGTGGATTAATGCCACGATATCTACGCCACTTAAAGCCCATAATCTTTGATGCAATAAAGCCATTATGAATTATGTAAGATATACGCTTATCGGTTTTTGCACATACCCTGATTTGGTCAGCCAGATATATCGAGAGTTGCTCGGATGAATCCAGGCGAGAATCAATATCAATGGCTCGGACGATCCCAGATTTGTCTGGATTATGATCCGATCTGGTGGCGGAATGACGAGCATCACCAATCCACCCATCACTGGTAGTCCTGCGATCTGGATACCAGGTATCAATCTGATCTCTTAACTGCACTCCAGCTGCACATAATCTTGGACTAGACATTTTCTTCCAATGGAATATGCTCTTGGTTTGTGCAACCCCACTGATATTTATTTGTGTCTAGCGTTAGTTCAGCATGATTACATTCTGGTTTAGGGGGTATAAAAACATCATTTACAGGATCATAGGTATAGCCAATACCTGCATAATTTTTACGTATTTTAGCATTATATGAGGTTCGCACACATTTTTGATTTCTAAAATTTCCATACCAAGTTTCAGTATCAATTCCTTCAATTAATTCAGTTTCATCGATACCTACTATAACTTCGGTTACGATGTTATTTTCGTCTAAAAATGCGTAATGTGCCATTATGCCCAACTCACATTTCCAGTACCTGCTGTAATTGTAGTAACTTTATAAGATCCACTAGTAGATGTTGATCCAGTTAAACCTGCCCCAATAGTAATAGTATAAGAATTTGGGTATCTTAAAATTACTACACCAGACCCACCTGCTCCAGCTACATAAGTATCACCAGCAGAGCCACCACCGCCACCACCACCAGTATTTGCGCTCCCACTTTGAGGAGCTGTTGTTGTAGATCCAAAACCATCACCACCGCCGCCTTTTTGACCAGCAGTAGCAGTACCACCGCCTAAACCTTTTGTACCAGCAGTTTTATCGGAAGCACCACCACCACCACCAGCATAATAATTTGTAGATCCAGTTATGCTTGTTGCAACTGCAATACCCCCATTAGCACCATTACTTCCTGCAACACCATTAGCACCTGTGCCACCAGCACCACCACCACCACCGCCTTCGCCATTACCACCAACAGATCCACCATCATAACCTTCATTAGATGTTCCAGTACCTTTAGTACCTGAATAAGATGCACCTCCACCAGATCCACCATTTTTACCATTAGGTGAAGAAACTCCACCACCGCCACCGCCACCTGTTGTTGATACTGTTGAAAAACTAGAACTTGAACCTGTAGAACCTGCAGCATTATTTGTGCCACCAGCACCGCCACCACCAACTGTTACCGAATAATTTGTTGAAGCTAATAATGATAATAATGAAGGCAAAGATCCACCGCCGCCAGTATTGTCAACAGTGCAACGCAAACCACCTGCACCACCGCCAGGTCCACCATCAGAGCCAAAAGAAAATGTTGATCCACCGCCGCCACCACCTGCAACAACTAAATAATCAACAGTTAACGCAACTGAAGGTGAACCTATATTGCCTGTTATTAAATTATTAATCATTAACCTATTGCTCCAACTACATACCAAGCATTTGCAGCTGTTTTAATACAAGATGCAGATTTGTATTGTCCTAAAGTTGGTGATGCAGCTGTACCACCAGCACTTAACACTGTAGTAGTGCCTGGCGTAACTGCACTAATTGTGCAAGTACCTACACCTTTATTTAATACTGTAATAACTGTACCTACAGCAAAGTTATATGTAGCATCGGTTGGAATTTTAAATGCTATTGCCGTTGCTTTATTCATAGGTATTAGTTGTTGATATTCGTCACCGCTTGCGGCTGTATAATCTGTAGTTTTATCTGAAGCTACAGAAAATGCTGGCAAGCCGTTCCACATGGCGGCTGTTACTACATCGCCTGTTGCGCCTGGAAATGTTGGCATTTTTTCTCCTTAGTAAGAAAGTACGTTTTGTCCTAAGACCCCGTAGTTTACGTTGCCTATTATAAACCCATCGATAATGGGTTCGAGTGTTGTAAAGATAGTTTTCCAACTATTCGGGGTAATTATCATGTTTACACCGAAAATTTGTAAGGTCTTTTCTAGAGTTGATCCACCAGGCTGGGTAGTAATCACAGTGATAGGGTCAAAAAAGTCTAAATCTAAGGCTGCCAATATGCCTGAATTGTAGTTAGGGGTATATAGGTCAAGTTCAATAGCATCACATCTAATAGAGGTTTCAGCCCTACTAGCCACGTACGCTTTGGCATAATCCATAGCTACAGCATCGGTCTGCATAAGTAGGTTATCTAAGAAATAACTATGTATAAAGTATTTATCAATAGATGCTTGATTTGTAGCAACTTGAGCAGTACCACCTGATCTAGTAATAGTTGCTTTATTAAATACCAAAACATCATTTAATACCCATGCTGCATTAGCATAAATAATACCTGTACCATCATCAGCAAAAATTGTAGGTGTACCTGCTACAGACCCAACAGTTACAGATCGATCTTGGAATACAAATGAGCCGCTGGCATCAACATAAATAGCGCCATACTCACTATTAGCAACTGTTTGTAGTGCTGTTAATGAAGTTCTATTAGAACCTGGGTCTGCCTGTAACGTAGTTAAACCTGCATCAATATCACGCATATATGAAGGCCAACCGATCTGATTTAAAATTTGATTAATTCTAGTTCCAGATAAATCACCGGCAGCAGCACCTGTAACTGTACTTATTTGAGCATTCTGCGCTAATCTGAAAGCATCTACAGCTTGTATAGTTGTATAGGCTACATCCTCTGCATCTTTAGGATATGTAGTTACATAACTTGTAATAAAGCCAGCAAATATAGGATAGGTATTAGCGCCATAAGTTGCAGTTATTTGTATTTTACGCATAGGCAATAAAACATTAAAATATGGGCTACTAGGATTTTCTGGGTTAAAATCGCCATTTTGATCTATAATTCTTAATGACATTGTGCCAGTTTGAAATTGATCTATTAGTGCATTACGGCCACGCCTAGTTTCTATCTTTTGTACTTTATCGGATACATCTACAATAATATCTGCACTATCGGCTAATACGTTTGTACCTAGTATTCCTGAACCTATTGTAAATGCATTACCAAAACTTGGGCCAGTGCTAAAATTTATTATTGCATTAACTACAGGTACGGCCATTACAAGCCACCTGCTACCCCATAAGAAATACCAGCCTTAGTAGCAACCTGAATACTTTCAGCAATTAATTGCGCAAACTTATCGCCAGTTTGTCCTGTATCTATAGTTATATTTAATTCAGCCATAGATCGTTCTTCGCCCATTCTAACTCTAGCTGGGTCCCATGTACTATAATTTGAAATTTCAGTATTAGTAATTGTTGACATATCAGCAAGGGTTTGCATAGAACGTTCTTCGCCCATTCTAACTCTAGCTGGGTCCCATGTACCTAGAATTTGAGCAGCTCTGGTTGCACTTGTCGCTAAATCATCTATTGCTTTTTTGCCATTCATTTCTGCTAAATATTTCTTAGCCAAAGCCTCGTTATTATCCAATATGGCCAATTGTGCATTTAAGCGTAATTTAGTTTCTTCATCGGTGGCTTCATTAAGCGCTTTAGTAAGGCCAATACGCTCTATATCAAACTTATCTTTTAATTGATCTACGGCTGTTTTTTCTTTTAGTTTAGTAATTTCAGTAGTTCGTAATTTATTGATTTCTCTTAAATTCTTAGCTTCTTGCCTTCTTTGTTGAGCCAGGATACGACCTTCGGCTGGTGTATCTGCTGCTGGTCTATTGGCTGCGCTAGCACCTGCTGCTTTTTTACCTGCATTGTAATAAGCACCTACAACTGGAGTATTACGTAAAATGAAATCTATTAAACTGCCACCGCCAGGAGTAGGTATTTTAAGTGTTGCTAATTTAGTTAATTCTTTAGTTAATGCACCCACGCCTTGAATTAGATAACCAACAGATGTAGCAACATCTTCAATTTGAGTTGCCAGGCTTGCTATATTGCCATCTCTGCTTAAATTAGATAATGAATCCAATAAACTTTTACCAATAATTTCAGAGGCGTTAGCAGATGCAACTCTTAATTGATCCATTTTTCCAGCATAAGTATCTAATCTAGCTGCGGCCTGACCTGCAAACTTTTTATTTAACTCACCTAAAATTTGATCCATATCGCCAGTTTTTAATGTGGCCTTACTTAATCCAGCACCTAGTCTAGATAATGCTGATGTTTGTCCAGAATATCCTTTAGCAATAGCCGCGCTTACCTCTGATACAGATCTACCTGTGGCTGCTGCAACATTTAGAGCTGTGTTTAATGCTTCTTGGCTCTTAGTAATTGATCCAGTTACTGTTAGAAGTTGCTGAAAGGCTGGCCTTAATTGGTCATCTAAAACGCCTGTAGCCTTCTGTAGATTGGCTATATATAACTCAACCCCTGGGGCACTAAAAGCAAAGCCAGTATTCTTTAATTGCATCTCTAAAGACTTGGCTGCTTTTTCATCAGCCGCAAACGCATTAATGGCTTTCTTGCTATATGCAGTAAGCGCTGTTAAAGCAAATACTCGCCTAAAGGTTTTACCTAGCGCCTGGGTTTGTTTTTCAAATGCTGTTAATTCTTTTTTAGCTTTTTTCAGCCCTTTATTATTATAGGTACTGACCGCCGATACGACTACATTGGCCACTATGCGACCTTCTTATCTGTAGATTTATTAAAGTGAGTTGCAACCTGATTAACTGCCTCGGCAATAGCTTTGTAAATGCCACCACTTTCTTGTGCAAATGCTTTGTAAATTAAACGGCCTTTAGTCTTACGACTATTTTGTCCTCTAACACCTTGCACTCTAGGCTGTGATGTAAGAGTAGGTAAATCAGTAACAAATTGGTAGCCAGCAAATGGATTGTTTGAATTGTATGCTGATCTAGCACGGCTTCTACTTTTAGAGCTACCAGATTGCTTGTATGCCATTGTGCTACCACCTTCATTTATTGTGGTGAATGGTGCACGGCCTTGTGGGTTTAATCTACCTGCTGTCTCATAAATACGACCAGGGGCGCTTATATTGTAAACATAACTTTCTACCTGATAACCATTACTAAATTGCCTATTTTTACCTTCTTTGAATCCAATACCACCACGGACTTTGGCTTCATCATATTTAGGGAATGGTCGATAATCCACAGTAGATTGAATTGGTTTAGCCCAGCCAGATAAAACATTGTTATTACTTGGCACAAATCCTTTGGCTTTAGCTTCAACAGTTTTCATTAAAGGATTAACAGCAGCCTTTACCCGCTTGTATAAATCTTCATCGATAAATGTTAAACCTTTAAGAACGTCTTTAACGCCTACGACCTCGACCTCTACTGGCATTTCTGACCTCTTTTGCTCTTTCGTTTAACACTTGCACTATTGCATTAATCATTTCTGAGTCCATGTTAATAAACTCACTTGGCGCTATCCCAGTTTCAACGCTTAATGCAGCGATGCTATAAACTAGCGAGTCACGCCTAGTTATTTTTTTTCTTCGTCTAATACCTCGACAGTTTCTAAAATGTCAATAAATTCAGTTCCCCATAAAGGGATCTGTGCGCCAGACCTACGCAAGCATTCATAAGCCAACCAAAATATCTCGGTCTGCCTCTCGTGCTCACGTAGGACTTTAGAAATTCCAGCGCCGTATTTCAATTCGAAAGCGTACTCGACACCTGGTGTTATCTTATGCTCAGATACATCACCATTAGCCCTTGTTATCTTTAGCTTTGCCATTGTTACTCCTTAGTTAGAACGCCACTGATGGCGATACTGTTACCACGGAGTTTACTGTAAATGTCATTGAAGAAGT